TTTTGCTATTAAAGATTCTATGGAACAAGTAGATTAAATCAACCTTTTTTAACGTAGTAAAGAAAAGGTTGAACAAAATATATAAATTTAAAAATATAATAATTACTTAAAAATATAAAAATAATATAACCATTATGAAAATTTGTTATATTATTTCTACGTGTAATAAATATTTAGACTCAAGAGTTAAGTTTCAAATGGAAACCATGCTTAATAATGTTAATAAGGATGATGTATATTATTTAACATCTAAACCTGATATTAAAAATAGACAGTTTGGATGGTATTCTATGGATGACGAAAAAAATATCACTTGGAAATACATTCATTTTATTTACAATATGAATATTTCTGATTATGATTGGTATATATTTATTGATGATGATACTTTTGTTTTTGAAAATAGACTTAAAAATTTATTATTAAATTATGATTCAAATAAAAATTATTACATTGGTCACGAATTAGACCATATTAAAGGAGATTTTTGTTTATATATGTCAGGCGGTGCTGGTTATGCTATATCAAATAGTTTGTATAAAGTAATCTATAACTATGTTAGAAATACTGGTATAAATAATTCTTATGAACACTGGTGTGACGATTTATGTATTGGTTTATGGATTGATAAGCTTAAAAAGAAATTCCCTATAATTCAAATTGACAATAAACTTTTTCATCTTGGATTACATGATGATGACTCTGATTTACAAACAGCAATCACTATTCATAAAGTTATGACTAAAGAACAATATGATTTTTATTCTTCAATTAAAGATGATGAAATAGTTATAAAATCACTCAATACAAATAATGATACAAATAATGATACAAATAATGATACAGTTTTCACATTGGTAACTGATTTAAATTATTTCAATAAAGCTAGAAGAACTATAATTGATTTAAGAAGTAAAGGTAATTGGAATAGAGATATCGTTTTAGTAACAATTGATTTTGATTTGAATTCAAATTTTAAAGAATTTTACAATGTTATTGAAACTAAATTTCCAAAGATAGACAAATCACAATTACTTAGCAAAATTGACAATGAAGGCTTTGTTGATACAACAGATAAGAGAGAAGTAACTAAGTTGAATCAATGGGAAAAATTACATATATTTGATGATTATTTTTCCAAATGGTCGCGTGTTGTATTTTTAGATGCTGGGTTACGTGTATTAGACGATGTTAAATATTTACTTGAGATTGATTATAAAAATAAAATTTTGGCGCCAAAAGATGGTAAGATTTATCAGGATCAAGCATTCAATTGTCAACTAAGTTATGATAAACCTGAACTAATTGAATCTTTAAAGTCTGAATTTGGTGAGAAAATTTTAGATTCAAATTATATGCTTAATTGTATGTGGATTTATGATACAAATATTCTTAAACTTTGTGATAAAAATCAGCTGATTGAAGCTATGAATAAATATACTTTTTGTAAAACAAATGAAATGGGAATAATGAACGTATTATTTACTTTTAAATATAATTTATGGGAAAGATTACCAATAAAAGCGTCAAATGGAAAAATACTTTTTGATTGGTGTGAACTTAATAATCCAAATACAAATTGGAGAGACTATTGTTATATTAAGTACCCTGTTACTATTTCTTTTGATGATTGTTAAACTTTGAATCTAATTTATTATTTAAATGTATTAAATAATAAAACTTATATTTTTTCTGTACTTTCTCTAAAAAGAAAGCGCTTTTTACCATTTATTTGCTTTTTTGACGCTAATCTTTGGGCCTGCGCCCCGTTTTTTAGCCTTATTAGGGTCATATGCTTCCTCTTCATCATCATCCTTAAGATTTTTAGACAATTCCCAAAATTCTTTTGAACCTAATCTGAATTCACCGTGACTATCAGCTTTATACCAAAATACTTGGTCGTGTAATTTGTTTGATTTCGAGTTGTTATTAATGACTAAACACTCATAATTTTCAGTACATTGATCCATCACCTGACAAAAGCTCTCAAATGTTGGGAACATACCAGCATAATTTTCATAAATACGCCTTCTATTCGCAATGTAATTTTCTCGAAGAATAAAAACATAATCTATGTTGGTTCTCAGTGTGGGAGGAATGCCAAGAGGATATTGCATTGTGATGACTAACATGACCTTCCAATGACGCCCATTCATGAAGAGTAATCGCATCATTTTATCGCGAGTCCATGTAGCATCATATAAGCAATCATCCAAAATCACGAATGCTCTAGGATCAATAGTACTGCGTTTATATGTTTCCATTTCTTTTTTAATTTGCTTCAAAACGGTGCGTTGTCTTTTTAAAATATTTTCAATAATAGCCGTATTATATTCATTGTGGACGAATAATTTTGGCACCATACTAGAATAAAAACCGTTACCTTCTTCTGTTCCAGAAATAACAGTTCCAATCGGAATTTCTTGTTGATAAAAAAGTAAATCTCTTACCAAGAAAGATTTACCTGTATCTCTCTTTCCAATTAAAACTACAACTGGTCCTTTATTTTCATTTGGTTTAAAGCTTATACTTTTCATATCAAATTTCTTTAGTTCTAAAGTCATTTTATTTTAAATATAAATTATTTTTTAAAGATTTATACGCAGTAAAGCTAAACGTTAAGTATATTAGCATTTATAATAAGTTAAAAATACATATAATTTATATATTAATTAGCTAAAGAATGATAAACGTCAATTATCAAAAAAGGAAAAACCTTGAACTTTTCAAATGTTTAGAGAAATCCGAAACACTTTTTCTCTCAAATACACAAAACTATATACCTATTTATAACAAATTCTTCACCTTAAATGATAGTAATTATAATAGTATTAATTTAAATAACAAATGGTACATTTCAAATGTTAACAATGGAGGTGAAGATGATTTTCATTTATTTAACTGTAGGCTTAAAAATACACAAAATAACAAAACAAAAGATAAAGATGTCTTTTTTAAGATGGCTCCTTTATTAGACCCATTTAAATATTTAATTGGAAAGTACAATTTAAATGATGAAAAATTATTCGCCTTACCAAAAATCAACTCAAGCGAATTAGATTGCCATTCAAAATTTATTGATCAAAATAATTCAGCATATGTTGATGGTATGTTTGTATACTTATCGAGCAATTTAATTTATACACATGGTTTTACACACGGAGTTGATTATTATAGCTCATTTTTAGGTATTAAAAATAACTTTATTTTAAATGTTTTTGATGATATTGATTATTTAAATGGTTCTGAATACTTTAATAAAAATAAAAATGTACTATTTAAAATTGATGATTATGAACATTTATTTCAAGATGAATCTCAAAAACTAAAGCCTATTACAATTCAGCATAACTCAAGTGCCAAATCACAAATATCAATTAAATCTTTTGATAATGAAATGTTTGAAGATGTATTTGATGAAAATATTGTAAATATCTCAGATTTATCATCAGATTTACCATCAGAATTAATTGATTTAACACATACTAATCTTTTGGAACAAAAAGAAACAGACCAAAATGTTACATTAAAATCTAACTCAACTTGTTCATCGCGTTCATCATATACTGATAATGAAGAAGACTGTGATGATTGTGGAGAAATTGAAAACTTAGATAGTGACAAACCCGATTCTGACGATAAGGATGATGATTCTGGCGATAAAGATGGTGGCGATAAAGATGATGGCGATAATGATGATGATTCTGGCGATGATGATGATTCTTTTGAAGAAGAGAGAATAGATGTAACTATTCCAAAATTCCCAGTTCAAGTTATTGGAATGGAATTTTGCGAAAATACATTTGACGATTTAATTTTAACTAGTGACTTATCAAAAGAAGAATGGTATTCGGCATTCATGCAGATTATTATGATTTTAATTACATATCAAAAAGCATTTAACTTTACACATAATGATTTACATACAAATAATGTTATGTATAATGAAACTGATAAAAAGTTCATTTATTATTGTTATAAAAAGAAGTACTATAAGGTGCCTACATTTGGTCGCATATTCAAAATTATTGACTTTGGAAGAAGTATATATAAGTTTGATGGTAAACTTTTCTGTAGTGATAGTTTTCAAGTAGGTGGTGATGCCGCTACCCAATATAATACCGAACCCTACTTAAACGAGAAAAAACCAAGATTAGAACCAAATTATAGTTTTGATTTATGTCGTCTTGCTTGTTCAATATTTGATTATGTAGTTGAGGAATTTGACGAGGTTAAGGATATTAGTAAATGTGATGATCCCGTTAAACGTTTAATAGTTGAATGGTGTTTGGATGATAAAGGAGTAAATATGTTATATAAAGGAAATGGAGTAGATAGATATCCTGACTTTAAATTATATAAAATGATAGCAAGATGCGTTCATAATCATACTCCTCAAGCACAGTTAGAGAGACCAGAATTCAACGCATATTCTAGTTTTAAAGGTGAAGTACCTACAGATGTAATAAATATTGATAATATTCCTTGTTACGTTTAAAAATTTAGCAAGATATTTTTATTATAAGTTCATAATACAATTTTATTTATATATATTATGAACAACTTTGGATTTATTCTTACAAGACATGTAAATTCTGAAAACACTAATAGATATTGGAATCATTCTATAAAATTATTAAGATTTTTTTATCCAACTAAAAAAATTGTTATAATTGACGATAACAGTGATTCTAATTTTTTAAAAGCAGATTACGAATATAGTAATGTAGAAATAATACAATCTGAATTTCCTGGCAGAGGTGAACTGTTACCTTACTATTACTTTATTAAAAATAAATTTTTTGAAAATGCTGTAATAATACATGATAGTGTATTTTTTCATAAAAGAATCAAT